ACGATGTTTCATCCAATTGTTGTAGTTAGTTTCGTTAAAATCCCCCAACCAACCTTTAGGACTGCACACAAAGTTACTAATGAAGTAATCTTGTGTAGACTCACCATATTTACGAGCAACACGAGAGAAAAAATATCTATCCTTTCTCTTTAAGAATGATGCTTTAGATGCACGAGTTTTACCACCGTATTGTGTGTAGTCATAATCACTCGTAAAGTGTAATTTGAGACCAAGATACATTTGGTAGGCTTCCCACGCTTCCATTGGATTACTCCTTAAATTGGTAGGGTTGCTACTCTAGGCAAGAAGTTGAGTTCTCTTGCATCGGCTTCTAATTTTTCTTTGAGTGGTTTTGATATGAGTGGAGCAATCGCATCGGGCTCCATTTGATTTCTTGCACAATAATCTAATACTGCATCCATATATGTGGTTTGGCCAAGACCTTCTTTTACAATCTCTTCAATCTTGATTGCAAACTTTTTTGGTGTCATCACTGCTAGTTCTTCTAGATTCATTATATACTCCTATTAAGTGATAGGGGGCAGGGCGCCCCACCCCCCATCGTTATAAAGCAGAGCAATCAAATAAATGATTGTTGCATGGTCTACGATGTATCCATCTACGACCTCTAAGTTGTGTTCCTACTAAGTTTTACTTGGGCGAACAGACCATTCCCAAACTGCATTAGTCCTTCTTAGTTACAAACTTATAAAGTTCTTCTGCCTTTTCCATGATTTCTTGAGGTTGATACATTTTTGGTGTATACTTCTCAAAAACTTCTACGAGGTCTTTTTGTTGAGTTTTTGCTTGTTCTAGCATTTCAAACATTTGAGTTTGTGCTGTGTCATACTGACGATCAAGCATATCTTTGGCGAGAGCCAATGTGTCGAACCGTAGTTCAAATGGGTTTTTACTATTAGACATAATTTTCTCCTTTGTGTCTGTGTGTGTGATTGTGGACTAACCGTTGATCCACACGGATGTATTAAGGCATCACCCTTCAAAAATCTGTGGTAGGTTATTCTGTTACTAGGAAACCTACCGAAACCCTATCCGTTTATGCTGCTAGAGCATAACCTTGAGGTGCAAAATTATCGTTTGCAGTTAGTTTTTTTGGACTATTAGGCATCCATCCCACAGTTCTACTCTTGCCTATCCCTATCAGTCGATCCTATTTCGCCCCCATCATAACTACTCTCATGCAGTGATTCACTATCTCATCTAAGAGTAGTTATGGTGGAGGCGGGCGGTACTGCCCCGCCGTCCTGTCTAGTATTCGGTTTGTATCAACAAACTGTATCTTATTTATACCACAGCGGTATTCAAATGTCAATAGATAAATTTAGTTGGAATACCTTTATTTGCCTTTTGAAAAATATTACTATTGATTTCTAATCCTTTACCCATAGAAATAAAACAAGTAACTTTAGATGATGGTATAAATTCTAATATAGTAATAGTTCCAGTATCAACATTACCAATTACTTCAACACCAGTGCTTGAATCACCCATGTATCTCATCAAACCAACTTCTCCATGCGATTGTAAAAAATTTTGTTTTACTTTATCATAAGGATCATCAGTACAAGTCACTGGTTTCTGAGATTGAAACACTTGAGGGCGTGTTTCTTCCTCTGGCAAGTCTTTTGGTTCTGCAAAGGCCATTGTACTAAGCGGTAGCAGAAACACTCCTATCAGTAGCTTCTTCATTTTCTTTTTCCCATTGTTCAGTGAACTGATCAATGGTTTCGATAAGGTGAGGCAAATACTCGTGCTTCTCTTTAACGAACTCTTGAACAAGTCCATCTTCAGTTACTACAAGAATCACGATTTGATTAATCTCAATTCCAGTACGTTCTTCAAACATCTCTGCATAAGCAGATGCCTGAATATAATACTCAAAGTTATAATCATCTTTTCGTTCTGAACGAGAAGTTTTGAAATCAATAATGGATGGTACACCATTCCACTCTGCAATACAGTCTACACGACCTGCAACACGATACTTCTCACTCCAAAGTCCACACTCTTGAGCGTATATATTATTTATGTTGCTTTCTAGAGTTGGTTTTAGTTGTGAGAACAAACACCAAGGCAAGAACGATTGTTCTTCTTTGATAACTTCTTTGTTGTTTAGGAAGTCCTCACACATATGGTGAACAGCAGTTCCACGAGATGCAGCAGTTCGCATAATGTGATTAGCAACATCGTTACCAACCCGATTGCGCCAGGCTTGCAGTCCTTCTTTCTTTTCTTTACGAACACCCAATACGGTTGTAATGGATGGATAGAAACCAGTTGGCGTATCATAGAAACGCTTACGGTTAATGTTTTTAGTAGATACCTCTGCGATATCAATTGGATTGTGTACGAAATTCATAATATACTCACTTTTGATTGTTAATAATATAATACAGTAAAAACAGTCTTATGTCAAGACTTTTTACCACCACGGCGCCATACTTCTGCGGCAGGAACACGAATCATTCTTTTGTTCGTTTCATTCTTATTTGGATTTGGAATAGTCAACATGACATTCTTACCCCTCATAAATGCGGCGAGTTGATTAATACCCCTCATACCACTTTTCATATAGTCTCTACGAGTTGCTTTCACAACACTTCTTGCAAGACTTCTTCTCTCACCCTTTGAGGTTTGAGATGCTCTTTGACTTTTCTTACCCATTTTCCTGTTCTTTCTTAATCTTACTGATAAGGTATTCCTTCACCATACCAGAGCGAACAATGTCACCTAATGTAAATTCAATATTTGAGAATGACTTCATTCCTCTAAGGATACCCATAAAGTGTTTGATGCCTTCTTTCTCTATGTGTTTTTGCAAATCTGATTGGAAGAAATCTCCACAAAACATAATCTTTGAATCCATACCGACACGAGTAATGATTGTGTCCAGTTCATGGAATGTCAAGTTCTGTGCCTCATCCACAATGATGATTGCATTGTCTAGTGTGATACCACGCAAGAATGAAGTAGTAAGGAACATCAACGAACCTTGATTCTTCAGTCTTTCATATAGAATGTTGAACGCCTGTTCGTTGGGTTGTTCAAACATGAACTTCACCATATTCTGGTAAGGTACTTGGAACAATGCTGTCTTATCTTCTTCATCACCCGGCAAGAACCCAATCTCACGAGTTGGTACTGCACTACGAACAATGTAAACACAATCATACTTCGATTCATTTCTCAACACCTCTTGTAATGCAAGATACAGTGTAACGAATGTTTTACCTGTGCCTGCAGCACCATAAAGGAATAGGTTCTTCCCCGCTTTATAATCTTGAAATGCTTTTTTCTGATTATCTGTTACTGCATTGACAGATACCATATTATCAATGCGAATATCTTTTGCTTTCGCCATTAATCACTGCTCCATTTTTTTCTGTGTTTTTTCACGACTTGTTCAGTCTTAACCTGTTTTATAGTTTTCTTTCCATACCTACTTGCAAGTGGACTATCTGGATATGCCTCTGCTGTTTTTGCAAAGACTTCATCTAATCCACCACCAGCTTTAACGCCGCCACTACCAAGTCCACCAACAATTGCTGGTGCAGTAATTTTTCTGGTTAGGTGTGGATTTTCTTCTTTGAACTTGTCGAGTTCTTTCCAACTCATATAATGAGTTTCTTCATCACCTGTTTCATTGTTTATAAAATCATAATTAGGCATTATCTATATTCTCAGTTAGTTCTTTGATTCTATTTAGTAGACTGTAATATGCACTTGTCATTTCTTTCAAGTCATGTCGCAGTGCTTCATTTTCTGCTGTTAAACTTGCAACCTTTGCCCTAAGTTCAGGCAGCTCGTAATTCAGATTGTCCATACCAATACGGCGCTCCTCTTTTAGTCCACTTTGCAAGATGTTGCTTATACTTTATATAGTATTCTTGATAAGAACGAATAGAAGATTCGTATTTCACATCATCAGGCATTGCTGGAAATGGTTCACAGAAACCGCTGTCATACATTTGTGTAGGCGTTTCTGCAAGAACCTTTTCTAGTTTACGAAAACTCTCATGTGGCACATTCTTATTGTAACGATACATAAACTCTGTATTCAGTTCTGTCCACATATTGTACAACCACATATAATTCTGTTTTGATTTGCGTGTCCAGATACCACTAGGATGTTTTACATGAGATGCCTTGTATAGAGTTGTTTCCATAACAGGATCGGGATGTAACCACCTTTGTATCTTGCGTCCATTTGCAGTTTTGCCATAATAAGATTCACCATCCAATACACGATGTGCAGTAGACATCAATTGAGCATACTCAATAATCATCTTACTGCAATGACTGTCATTGTGCATTTGGGCACAAGTTTTTGGATTGTAATTTAGATAGAAAATATTCATTATGGTTTCTCCCACCGATAAAAGATATGATCTTCAATCTCTATCGTTTTAGTTTTAGTCTTTGCCCAATCGGGCATTACATAGTCTGCGTGATAGTGTGTTGCACCCTCTGTAATATCTAGTACCTTTATACTACCAGAAACAACACTATCTGTCAATAGAAGAATATCTTCAAAGGCTTCTTTATTACTTATTTCATCCGATTTACCATCACAATACCAACTGAACTGGCAACGATGGCGAACTGGAATCATCTCACCAGTTCCTTTCCAACTTGGACGAGATGGGCCTTGTTTCACTACACCACAAATTGTATTAGGAAACCGACTATCATTTGTTCGATTTATTGTTACAGAGATAACTGCCATCTGACCAGCAAGAGGTTGATTTCGTGCCTCATGATAAACATTCTCTGCAAGACAATAAGATTCAACCCTAGTGAACTCATCCATTTGCCCCTGTGTAGTATCAGAGGCAAAGGATGGGTCAGAGATAGAGAGAAATGAAAGCAACAACTCTTTCATCATTGTGATAGTATCTCCAAGTTAGTTTCTGATTCGATAGCATCATTCTCATTCTGTTCATTTACAGTTTCATCAAGTTCTGTAAATGCTTTCGTAGAACGAATCTTTGACAGTAGCATCCTATCCTTACGGAGTCGGTTCATAATAATCTTGTTTGCTTCCTTATCGGAATATTCCAAGAGTACATATGCACGATACTTTGGGCCATTAGAAACAATCTCTGTTTCCGACACTTTGTATCCAGCAACATCCACATCTGCAATGATGTTCTTTGTTGCCTTCTCTACTTCTGACATCACTGATGCAGTTTCTTCATTACCAATCTTTGCAACGAAAGACTTGGTTTGAGAACGAACACGACCATTGATTCTATCAGCGAGTGTAGTCTTTGCATTCAATACTGCAAGATCAATAGACAACTGTAAATCTGTAGTTGCTGCTGTTCCTGTAGAATAGATTGCATTTTCATTCTCTGGCATCTTCTTGAACCAATCTGGAATAATCTCGATTTGTTCATTTACTACCTTTGATTTGTAGACGTATGTTTCTGCATCTACGACAGATGTTGGTGGTACAGTCATTGCTGTCTCCACTACTTTATTGGAACTACAAGCACCAAGCATTGCAACCGCTCCAAGTAATATGACTTTCTTCATTATCTAAACCCCTTCTAGTAAGTTCACTAAGTCATCACGAATGCCAGTATCAATGAATACATCACTCAATACTGACCCTATCTGTGGATAGTATGTTATCATAACAATACCACACACAAGTCCAATTAAAAACTTAACCATTAGTAACAGTCCGTTCCACCAGTATTCCAATTAGCATAACACTTACCTCTCTTATGAGCGTGAGGGTCGAACCCAATCGTCACACTGCCAATAGTAACTCTTTTACTCTGTGGAATATATAATACCTCATTAGATACCCTTGTGTCAATAACTTTTTCAGTTATAATTGGAACACCCTCTTGTATTACACTTTCTTGCGGCAAAGATTCAACGATTTGCACATTTTCTTGCGGTTTAGTTGAACAATTCAATTCTGTTTTTGCACTCAATATCTCTGGTGATACTTCAGAAATAATAGACTTCTTAGCGTTGACTGTGGCGTTATCACAAGCATCGTTCTCAGTCATATCAGGCCCAAACACATAAGAACCCTCAGCGGGGTAGGTCTGTCCACTAATCGTTACATCCATAGTCATTACACACTTACGAGTGTCCTCAACATATGGAAAAACCTTCCTGTCGATATTTGAAGTCTTTTCAATTTGCTGTGTCCAGTTAGTCTGTACATCTTTCACATAGTCACAAGGAGCGTCTGCAACTGCATAATTACAACTTGCAAGTCCTAGCACACCGAATGTTCCAATAACAAATTTACTTACCATTTAACCAATCTCCTATAACTTCACTTGGGCATTTATCTTGATACTTACACATTTGATAAATTTGAGTGGAAGTCTCTATTGCGCTACAACCACTCAATGTTATCACAACAACCACACTAAAAAGGAATCTTGTCATCAATCTCGTATCCAACAAGATTTTGTGAGACAGATTTATTCCAATCCCAATGTGGTTCATTATCACTTGGGCCTTCCAGAACTTCTTCTGCATACTCACCAAATGATACGCCAAACTTCTGAATTGCGGCATCAATAATAAATGCCTCAGACTTCAAAAGGTTTCCATCGTTATCATAGAAGTCATAAACAAAATCTTCTACATCCATTAACATATCTTTCACTTTACCCATTATATACTCCTCTGTTCAAAAAGGGTTTCCACTAAATTCTCTACCATCTCATCAATGATAGTATTTCCAGAAATTCCAGCCCTATCCACTGCATTCTGAAACTGAGCAATTGTCATTGATTCTACCTCATCAAGAATAGAATCTTTGACTTGTTCATTCACTAGGTTACTCATTATACAATCTCCTCAAAACCAGCAAACGCAACTTTATACTTCTTAGTTCCCATCAAAATCTGATCACCAACAGAAGTAGAACGAATGCCCATTCCATTAATAATCTCACCCATAACAGTTACATCATCATTACCATCTTCTGGCATCTTCAATGACCAACTATCAAAGATATTCTGTGTCCAACGATACGCATACTCTAGAGCATCATTACCAGTGCGTTCACCAACTTCAACAAACGCAACGGTTCTTGGTGTATCTTCAAAAGCAGCGTGAATAACAGCAACTTGTTTCATAATATATTTCCTCTCTTTTCTGACTCTACATAGTTATTATAACAAGTAGTCAACACTTTGTCAAGAAGTTTTATAATATTTGTGATAAATTATTTTTATCTTATCCAACTCTGGATGTTTGTGTATCCATTGACCAGTAGAAGGATTAAACTCTGTCTTAAAGAAATTATCCATCTTTTCATTGCCTGTGGATTCACTCACATTTATTTCTCTGCAAAGACTATCAAAGTCTGCATCACTCATAATCGAATCATCTTCCATTTCATATGCATATGCAGCGACTGACAATTTAATTCTGTTTCTTATTTCTTGATTAATCATTAACAACCTTTTTTACTTCTACTTTTCCATTGTGTATTTTCTGCAATCTTTCAAGTTCTGAAATTACATTTTCATCATCTAACCAATATTCAACTTCCCCATCTGGATAAGTAACTTCTAAATAAACTTCTTTCATATTTTTCTCCATTATAATATATCTGCATCCCAAACTAACTGAGCAAGTTTGTCTTGTATCCTATATGCTTCCTTTTCCCAAGGCAAGTCATAGTAATTAGTCTTTTCTGGAATTGTTTTCTTTTTCCACTTCTTACCATAACAGTCCATCTCATTACGGGCGTACTGTTTTACATGAACCATCTCATGGCAAACAGTCGTAATGAAATCTTTTAGTGAAAGGTTGTTTGCAACATCAATAGTAAACTCACGATTGGTATCTTCTTGCATACACCAACCAACTGCATCACCAGTTAGTTTCTTGATGTTGACTGTAATCTCTAAAGTCCTCATACGAGGCATAAGAGTTTTAATCATTTGTAGAACAACAGTTTCAGCAATATCTCTTTGAAACTTCTTACCACCGTTGACTTCAATATAATTCATAAGAATCACTCCTCACTTTCTATATAGATCATACCATTGTTTTCATAACAAGTCAAGTCTTTTTTAATTAAATGCAATCAAACTTAACAACAAGGTATTCAAGGCAAATCCAATCGCATTAGATACAATGTACAAAGTATCTTTGGCGTATATCGCCCTTACTAGGAACAAGAACAATCCTAACCATACTAATAGTATGAAGTTCAATGGTGGCAAGTTAGTTGACCATCCCATTAGAACAGAGATTGATGTTGGAGCAGTCGCTCCGTGAATGAGAATCATTCCTAACCATCCACATATTTCTGGTATATTCAAATTTTTAATCATAATAATAAGTCCTTTCTTTATCTTATACTGCTATTATACTTGTTTTAATAACAAATGTCAAGAGAAAAATGAAAAAAAAAGTCCTTGAAAATCAAGGACTTAGAAAAAAAGTTGGAGCGGATAGACGGAATCGAACCATCGTCATTAGATTGGAAATCTAAGGTAATACCATTATACGATATCCGCTTAGGTTATGATGTGAGGAGTATTCAGTGAGTTGAGAGAGAGAGAGGTTACTCCCCACATCATTCTCTTATAATACTACTAACTTACTAATAAGTCAAGAGTTTTTTACAAGTTTATGTGCTGAAGAAGTGGTTTCTACAACTCTACGACTCCACCCTCTACCAAATGTTTCAAAGGTAGATAGTGATTCGTAGTAACCTTGCCGTGCAGACTGATACGAATCAATTGTTGCAGACAGTCCTTCAATTTGAACATATGCATCAACCGAGCGTAGTGTTGCAGGCCCGATTGCACCATCTGCTGTTGCACCAACAAGATTTTGTAGATACTTAGCAGCACGTCCAGTTCCAGCATTAACACCAAAATCGAAAACACAGAGATCAAGTCCAGCAGGCAATCCATCGCCCTTTACTCTATCCCAATATGATTTCTTGTAGATGGGAGCAACATCTTCAACTGTTAAGTCTTTCATGTCCTTCTCCCCACCATGTTCTTCCCATACTCTTTTGGTGACACCAAGATTAGTCTCACCGCCAGGGTCTTTTGGGTGATTTACATAACCACCCTCATGGTGCAGAATCATCTCCAAACAATGGTCATAATTCTCTTTCATATTAACTCCTTTGAAAATTATCGTTCCAACCGAACGCTTCTTTGACTACCTCTTTTGATAGTCCTTTATAAACTTGATGCAGTTTCTTATCTTTTGCATTGATAACAAGATCTGCTTCAGATTTATGCAACCCCTCTAGCATTTGAATAAACATATTCTCACGCTTGAAACCAGCAAGGGTATCGTTACCACCTTTAACAAAGTTGAACAGTTTCCTTGCTTCTTTTCGAAGCACAGTATGTTCTGTTCCTTCCTCTGCTTGATTTGATTGGAATGGAACTTCTCCTTGTGGAATCAACCAAATGATGTTAGGATCGAATGATGATTTCAAAACCATACGAAGCGGTTCGCAATCATATTCCTTCAGAAGTCCAATCTTCTTTTCCTTAGTTTTTGCATTATGCACTTTCTTTAGAACCTCAGAAAGTAGAGGTGTATATGTATCTTTTGTCATATTAAAAGTCTCCAATGTCATTCATAAGATTTTTCAATCTTTTTTGTATAAAATAATTTAGTAGTTTTGATCTTTCACCTTTTGGCGGTTGTTCATACTGTTCAAGTATTGACGCCTTCAAGTCACTTGGAATGTAATCCAAATCAATCAATGTTCTATTGCGTTGATAGTTTCTCAACATCTCCTCTGTACAAAAGTCCTCTGGATTGAGGTCTACCCATGTTGCCAGTTTCTTTTTGGTTAGAGGTTTCTGACGCAACTCATCTACAAATGTATTGTCAGAAGATAGGAAGTTTGGAACACCATCACTTCTATCACCCTTCAATATATGTTCTTTAATATATAGGTGAGGGTCTTGCCCGTTCACAAACTTCTTGAGAACTGGTGAATATTGTTTTACAAAGTTGTGTTTTTGCAACTG